ATCGATGACATCATCAAGGAGGCTTGGGAGGCATGGGAAAAGTCGAAGCAGGACGGCGAGCGCGTCCGCACCACCAGAAGCGGAAGGCGAAGCAAGGGAGGTGACGGGATAGAGACAACGAACGTCACGCAGCAGCGCGAGGAGTACTGCGGCCATGGCGACACCCGGTACCTCGATGTGGTGCAGCGCGCCCAGATCGAGCGGCGCAAGCTGCTGGGTCTGTACGCTCCCGAGAAGAAGGAAGTGAGCGGCGAGTTCTCGTTCGAGAGCGCGCTGATGCAAACAGGACTGGCGGATACGGATGAAGAGCGGGAAGGCTGACATACAGAGACTGGCCAAGACGTTCTTCGCCAAGTGCAGGGGTGACTGGAACTACTTCATCAAGGAAGTGTTCGGCGTGCAGCTCGATGCGGAGCAGCGCGCCATCGTCAGCGCCGTGCAGCATGGCAAGTTCGTGTCTGTACGCTCAGGCACGGCCCGAGGCAAGGACTTCGTGGCGGCCTGCTGCGCCGTGTGCTGGCTCTACCTCAAGCCAAGATGGAACGCCAACGGCGAGCTGGTGGAGAACGCCAAGGTGGCCATGACCGCCCCCACGGACCGCCAGGTGCTGAACATCATGATTCCCGAGGTGAAGAGACTCTTCCAACGTGCCAAGCGCCGTGGGTTCCAGCTGCCGGGGCGCACGACCACCCACGATATCCGTATGAGCAGCGAGGAATGGTTCCTCACGGGCTTCAAGGCAGACGATAACAATCACGAGGCATGGTCAGGATTCCACGCCGTGCACACCTTCTTCGTGGTGACGGAGGCATCCGGCATCTCGGACGACACTTTCGAGGCCATTGAGGGAAACCTTCAGTCCGACGCCTGCATCCTGATAGTGTTCAACCCAAACATTACGGTGGGCTATGCGGCCAAGAGCCAGAAGTCCGACCGCTGGCAGCGCTTCTGCCTCAACAGCCTCACGGCGCCCAATGTGGTGGAGAAGCGCAGCGTCATTCCCGGACAGGTGGATTACGAGTGGGTGAAGGACAAGGTGGACAACTGGTGCCATCCAATCACACGGGAGGAGGTATCGGAAAAGGAGGATGACTTTGAGTTCGAAGGATCCTGGTACCGCCCGAGCGACCTGTTTCGCAAGAAGGTGCTGGGGCAGTTCCCCAAGGTGGAGGATGACGCACTCATCCCGTTGCATTGGATTGAGATGGCCCAGGAGCGCTGGAAGGGGTTCCGACTGACCAACCGCAACGGAGGCCGTTACGGCATCGACGTGGCCGGCATGGGACGTGACAACAGTGTGCGCTGCTCCCGCTTCGACAATTATGTGGCCGAGTTCGCCAAGCACAATTCGGGAGGTAAGGCCGACCACATGCGCGTGGCTGGCGACATCATGGCCATCGCCCGCAGCACCACCGACGCCACGTTCTTCATCGACACCATCGGCGAGGGCGCGGGCGTGTATTCCCGTTGCATGGAGGTGTGTGACGAGGAAGGGCTGAAGGCGAAGAAGCGCAACATTCACAGCTGCAAGTTCAGCGAGGGCGCGAAGGACGTAAAGGGCAAGGCGCTGACCGACACAACAGGCCAGTACACCTTCGCCAACATGCGCGCCTATCTGGCATGGTGCGTGCGTGAGTGGCTCGATCCCGACAACCATAACGACGCCATGCTCCCGCCAGGCGGCACATTCGCCGAAGAGGCGACCGAGGTACGCTGGTCATTTTCCAGCAGCGGCCACATCCTCATCGAGGCGAAGGACGACATCAAGGCGCGGCTGGGTTACTCTCCGGACGAATTCGACGCGCTGGCCAACACGTTCTATCCCCGTGCGGCGGTGCCCGAACGCAGGAACAACCGACCGAGGGATTATGACGAAGAAGAAATTTTTTACTGAAAACAGACAGAGATATGAAAACAATTGACGAAATCCTGAATGAGGGGAAAGACCCCAACGGCACCATCGCGGAACTGATGGTAAAGACGCGCACGGTGGCTCCGTGGAGCTCTCTGGTGAAGGAGTATGAGCCGAGCCTTCATCCGGTGATGACCGACAAGGCTTACAAGGATGTGGTGACCAAAAGCGGGCTCGTAAAGCAGTGCCGCATCACGCTGGGCCTTCAGAAACTGTCCGTGAAGCGCATGACGGAACTGATTTTCGGCATTCCCGTAAAGCGCATTTACAACCCCAAGAACGAGGATGAGAAGACGGCCGCGAAAATCATGGAGGCCATCTTCCGCAAGAACAAGATTGACAGTGTGAACATTGACCGCGGACGTCAGTTCTACGCCTCGTGTGAGTTCGCCACCGTGTGGTACACCCAGAAGACCGACGTGAACTATGCCGGCGAAAAGAGCCGACTGAAGCTGCGCTGCAAGACCTTCTCGCCCATGAACGGCGCGTTCATCTATCCGCTCTTCGACGAGTACGACGACCTGATTGCACTCTCTGTGCAGTACAACCGCGAGGTGGGCCGCTCGAAAGTTACCTACTTCGAGACCTACACCGAGGACAAACACATGCGCTGGATAATGAGGGGACGCAACTGGGAGGAGGAACTGAACGAGACCATCTATCTCGGTAAAATCCCCGGCGTGTACGCCTACCGTCCCGAACCGATTTGGGAGGATGAGAGCCGCAACGTGTTCGAGGCGGAATGGTCGCTCTCGCGCAACGGCAACTACCTGCGCAAGAACAGCCGCCCGAATTGGGTGGTGTTCAGTGATGACCCCATCGAATTCGGGGAGGAAGACCAGAAGGACAGCGCGGCCCGCAACGTGTTACGCTATCCTGCCGGTGCCAAGGCGGGCTACCAAACCTGGGAGCAGGCCATCGACAGCCTGAAGTTCCATATCAACACCATCCGTCAGAACTTCTTCGTGCAGCTTCAGTTGCCGGACATGTCGTTCGAGAGCATGAAGGCCACGCCAATGAGCGGCGAGGCGCGCAAGATGATGTTCATCGACGGACAGTTGAAAGTGACGGATGAAAGCGGTGTGTGGATGGATACCTTCTACCGCGAGATCAATGTGGTGAAGGCCTTCATGCGGCGCATGTTCCCCCGCATCGCCACTTCCATCGACGCGCTCGATGTGGATGTGGTCATCACGCCCTACAACATCCGCGATGACGCCGAGCAGATTCAGAACTTCACCAATGCCACCGGTGGCCGTGCCATCATGGCCCGCCGAACCGCTATCAAGAAGCTTGGCGAGGTGGACGATGTGGACGCCGAACTTGCCATGATCGAGAGAGATGAGAGCCGCGAGGCCATGAGCGATTTTGGCGAGCCCACCATGTAAAAACGATAATTGAACGATGCCATGCCCAAAGCAAACGAATTCGACAAGCAGCACCTGTCCAACCTCGCCAAGGTGTCGAGGAATGTGGACGCACTCTACACAAAAGCGGCCAAGAAACTGGCCCGTATAGCCGAGAACACCGGCCATGACGTCAACGAGACCTTCTCCTTCGACGACTACCCTGCCGCCAAGAAGCAAGCCGAGAAGGTGTACCGCGAACTGTACGGCGGCCTTTGCGACCTTATCACCACCGGCGAGGAGGAAGCCTGGAGCCTGAGTTACGACAAGAACTCCTCGTGGGTGGACAAGCTCACCCGCAACAGCGGCCTCACTGCGGAGCAGATAGATTCCTTCAAACCAAGGAATATGGAGGCGCTGACCGCCTTCCAGGACCGCAAGGTGAACGGCATGAAACTCTCGGAGTACGTGTGGAACATCGTGGACAACGGCAAGCCCGAGTTCGAACTTGCTTTGGACGTGGCGTTGGGTGACGGGCGCAGCGCGGCCATGCTGAGCCGCGACATCCGCAAGTTCCTCAAGGAGCCTGACAAACTCTTCCGCCGTGTGAAGGATAAGGACGGCAACCTCCGCCTTTCGGAGCGTGCCAAGAACTACCACCCCGGGCAGGGCGTCTACCGCTCGTCCTACAAGAATGCCATGCGCCTGAGCCGCACCGAAATCAACATGGCCTACCACACCGCCGATTACGAGGCGTGGAAGGACAACAAGCTGGTGCTCGGCTACGAGATCATCCTTTCGAATAACCATCTCTCCGACGTCTGCGACATGCTGGCTGGCAAGTATCCCTCTGATTTCAAGTTCGTGGGGTGGCATCCGCAGTGCCGGTGCGTGGCGGTGCCTATCACGCCATCGAAAGAGGAGTTTCTGGACTATGCGCAGAAGATGATTGACGGGGAGGACGTGTCGGACTACGAGTTCGAGAAGGTGGACTTTGACGGTCCCGACAAGCTGGAGAAATGGACGGAGGAGAATCGCGAGCGGGCCAAGAACTGGGCCAACATGCCGTATTTTGTCACCGACAATCCGAAGTATGTGCCGCTGATGGAGGACACTGACCTGAAGAATTACTCGCAAGCCATGCAGGAAAACTTCATCGCATTGGAAACGTCACTCGGTGTTAAGCGCGGTTCCTCCATGACCTTCGAGGAGGCCAACGAGATGAGGGGGAATCCGCACTATGGTGAGAGTGAGGCATACCGTATCAACTGTCAGACGTGCGTGGTGGCCAACGAACTCAGAAGGCGTGGATTCCCTGTGGAGGCTCTTCCGAACCTCAGGGGCAGCGCGCTGGAAGAACTGTCGAAGGCTACCCAAACCGCATGGCTTGACGCCGAAGGTAAATATCCGACTCCTATAAAGTGTTATGCACTTGACTTAAACAGACAGGGCTATGTCGTCACAAAGGAAAACAATATGTGGAAACTGTTCAGCGAAGCGACGAAAGAGCCTGGACGTTATCATGTAGAATGGCGCTGGAAGAGAAAGAGACATGAAGGCCATATCGTCACCTTTGAACGTTTTGAGAATGGCAAAGGACGATGGTATGACCCACAGAATGGTGAAATAAACTTCCTCAAATGGGATTATAAGTTGAAGATGACTCAAATGCGCGTGTTGCGAGT